TGGAAGAAAGGACTTGCGGAAAGCGGTAACAATCGTGTTGTGGTTGGCGACTTAATAGAAGGAACTCGCGGAGATCTTTCGACAGGCGATCCGTCTACTGAGAACGACGCAAGTGCTGAAGTTTTTGTCTGTCCGACAAATGTTCAAGACCTTGATACAGCGTTTTGCCATGCGTACACACCAGCAAACAACACTCAATTTGGTGTTTATGGAGCGATACCAAATGGAACAGGTTATCGCTTAAATTATCAAGTTATTACTGTGCCTAGAGACGACGTAAAGAAAACAGCGCAAAGAGTAAACATAGTCAAACGCCTTAAAGTTATTGGTGACTTAAACCTGGGGCGTGACGGTGGTGGCGATGTAGAAGCCGGAACAAAACCAAAAGATAGTAATGCGTACTTGCACACGGTGCAGGATCAGCATCATGAAGGCGAAGGCCGTCAATACAGCCCACGGATGGGAATCTGGAGCTTTAGGAGTCCCGGCGGTTCACTTACAACAGTTGATGGAAACTTTAGTGGGCAAATGTCAGCAGTTTTAGATGTAGCAAAAGACGACGAAATAAATTTCAGGATTTCTGCAACCGAAATTCCTTCAGATGCTTATGAAGGTAGAAAAGATCAGGCTGGAGAAAAGGTCGATGATATTAATTCAACAGTTCGATCGGAACAGTTAGCTGCAGATGACGAGATGCAGATTGGTGAGATTTTTGCAATTGCTGGCACGGTATGGAAGGTAAGAAGGCGCAGCTTGGCGCGTTTCAACCCTGACGAATCAAAGACTGATCAATTGATTAACCTCGTGTGCATTGACACGGATGAATCACTACAAAAGAAAATAGGCATTGTTAGTGAAAGTAAGGTTATAGCGCCAGAGGTTTACCTTGATGACTTGAATGGCATTGGAGCGGGGTTCTTTCCCTTGACCAGAATTGCCACAGGCACGATACGAAACAACAGGCCCGCGATTGTTACTGAACTTGGAATCAAAAGCTCAGTTTACCAAAACTTGCAAGGGCTATGTTCTTTTCCTGGCTTACCAACGACTAGCGAGATAAAAGAGTTTGGGCAAGACAACGTAACAGTAAATACCGGAACAATTAATTCATCAATTGCAAGATCATCAGCTTTTCATTTATATGTAAGGAAGGCTGGACTTGATGCCAATGGAGACAGTTTTAAATTCCATCGCATGGCCCCCTTCTTCGCAGTTGTGGGGCGTAAACCAGTTTCGCAATACAATTTTATTCAAGTAAGACATCCGTCCCA